TCCATCAAAGAATTTTTCTTTATCAAATAATGCATTATCAATATATTGATATTGCTTATAGACCCATTTAAAGAAGTTCTTATAATCAGAAAGATCAAAGTATAATTCATATAGACGTTCCATAGTCCAAATTACACCAATAGAGTTTTCTTTATTATCGAAATCTAAAGTAGCTGGGTCAATAAGTTTTTCAATCTTTGCTAGAGTTTTATATTTAACATCTCTATCCATTCTAGGAATAAGATATTGTAAAGCCGCACAGCGTAATTCTAATCGTAAATTACGCAATGTATCTTTATCATTAATATATTTATTGATGGCATCGAATTTAGTTTGCATGAACTTTTCATATTCATCAAACATATCTAAATTACCTGCAGTAGATAGTTGAGTTGTGCAGAATTTAATGCTTACAAAGTTGTAGTAAGCTAGATGAATATATTTAGGAAGTCCAGCTCTTACATCTTCTGCAACTTCTTCATACATTGCACAGAATAAAGAGATTAAGATTTCATATTCATAAGCACTGGATAATTTATATGAAATATTCTTTTCTAATAATACAAATCTATCACGAAGATTCTTAACAGTATTTAACAATTCTGCTACGATATCAAAGGATTGTATTTTAGTATAGGTGAATAAGTTATATAAATACATATCATCAGCTTTAAGCTTAGTTTCCAATTCACTCATGAGATCAAGATATTCTTTAGAATTCATGATATCATAATAAGATTGGAGATCTGATTGAATAGTGGATGGATTGTATTTTTTCTTAGCTAAATCATTTATCTTAGTAACGATACCTATCTTCTTAGCAAAGTCAAATACTTCATCTAAGATATATATTTTCATTTACGACCATCCCCCACAGTTTTGATTATGGCATGTATTATATTGACAAGATTGACAAGCCAATTGACATGCTGCTTGACAAGCAACTTGGCAAGACATTACACAATATCCAGAACCATCGAAATATTTACCCCAATTATTATTTAGATAAGTATTGGTCTTTCTAATATTCTCTAGAATAATATTGAATTTTTCCATGGTTAATTTTTCATTTTCATTAAACTTAGGCAAGTCTTTTAATCCAGCACCTGGATTGCCCATAATATTATGGACGTTATTAAGAAGACCCCAGTTAATTTCAATAAGTTTATTAAATCCATTAAGACTTAACTTATCACCATCTCGAGATAATTCATCAAAAGTACTTTTTCTACTATCATAGAATGCGGTATTTTGAGGATTCTTCTTTTGATAATAGCGATCGGTATGCTCATCTGGATTGGATGCAACGTGGAGAATGTCATCCATTTCAGCACATTGATATTTGATTACATCGATCATATAATCAATCTGATTAAAGAAGTTTCTATTAACTTTCTTATCAGTATAGTTGTCTAATTGGGGATCAGCATATTCCCATTTAGCACGTCTAGCCATTATTTACTTCCTCCTCATCTCCCTCAATTTGAATTCGTTTACCATTAATAGCCATTAAGATAGCCATCAATGTAGCTAATTGAGAGGAAAAATATTGGTTAAAGCTAGGGATTACATTTCCTTTGAAATTCAAATTATTATATAATTCTAAGAATCTATCTAATTTTAATCTAAAGGAGAAGTCTGTAACCTCACCATCTTTAATTTCAGTATCGAAATATTTCTTTAATTTTAAATTTTCAATAAGTACGTTTAACTTACGAGAACGAATATTCTCAGCAGTCAACAACTTATCTCTAAATTTCAATGCAGTTCTAATTAGAACTTTTTGAAGATTACAATATCCAATAGTTGGAGTATAGAAATCTTTATTTTCAGTTAGATTTTGGAATGGACAACCAGACTTACAAATAAGTTTAGCTTCACACCCATTACAACGATCTAATTCAAATTTAGCTTGGAGTGCATTATCAGAAACTTTGGTTTCATCTACTCCAGTTCTAATATTACCAATCTTCATTTCCTTTAAGAAATCTAGATCAGTAGTTGGGAAATTGTGACAAGGATAAATATTCATATCCCAGTCTACACATAACCAATATTTATTACCAATATGACACATCTTTGTATCAGTTGTCTCTGGTTCTAATGCAGTACCAATGATATCATCAACGTGTTTAATATTGATATTTCTAATATTGTCTTTATCGTTAAGAATTTCTACATAAAGATTTAAAACCTTTTCATAGTTTTCTTCATATTCTTTTAAAGATTGAGCATCCCACTCTAAGTCAGATGCCGCAATAGGGCAAATATTATTTACACCTAGATCTAAAAGCATTTTAACTCCATCATACATATATTTTGCACTTTCAGGAGTTATAGTCATTCTAGCTTCAACTAAATGAGCTAGTCCTCGGTCAATCATTTTCTTGATATTTCCGATTGCAGTATCAAAAGACCCATTACCGGCATGATCTACACGATGAGCATCATGTACTTCTTTAATACCATCAATAGATGCTAGAATAAATACATCGTTATCATCAATATAATCAAGCATTTCATCAGTAAGATGAGTCATATTTGTAGTAATACCAACCTGAGCATTATAATTCTTTTCATCAATATGATCAAGAATTGCTTTAACTACAGGCCAGTTTACCATTGGTTCGCCACCAAATAAATTGTATGTAAATCTTCTACTCGGAGTTGGAAGTTTGTTGTATGTCTTATCTACAATTTCAATTGCAGTTTCGACAGTCATATCTTTATTACCCTTTGATCTTTCAAAGCAGTAATCACAAGCTAAGTTACAACGATTTGTAATGATCATTGTAACAGAGTTTAATTCACTGTAAATTTCTTCAAAATTTTTCATTAAAATAAATCTCCTATATAGAAAAAATAAGAGCTCAATACATATTGAAATGTATTGAGCCCTGTATATTTTTCTATCTGATTGCAGAGCCTGTCATTTGCCAAGCATTATTACAATAGCAGTACCACATTTTTTCGCCAGTGTGGAAGAATAATTCTTTATTATTTTCTGGATTGGAAGGATAAGATGCATCGATAGTTACACGAATACCATTTACCCGTAATGCATTATCTGCAGTTAAAGCATGTGTTGCTTCATCTGCACGGGTTGCATGATCAGCTTCATCCGCATGTCCTGCACGGTCAGCACGAAGAGCTTTATTTGCTGTATCAGAATAAGACAACCCAGATGGTTGATCTTTCAAATCATTATAAGAACCAGAAGTTGCTACACGAGCAAGAGTTCCACGGAAAGAATCAAATGTAGTTTTGTCTAATTTCTTAGCAAGCAAAGTTGTTAAGTTGTTTAAGTCACCGCCGATTTGGTCTTTGATAGGACCAAGTACATCGGCTAACTTACTATCAGTATAAGATTTAGAATCGTCAAGAGATGCATTCCATTTAGTTCGTTCACTAGGAGTGATATGCATATCTTGGTTGTTAATATGAGCAGTCAAATCTTTTTGAGCTGCTTTACTTGTAATGATTTCTACTAAACTAGGAGCTAGTTCTTTGAGAGTGATCATATTCTCTTTATTAAACGTAGCCATAAGAGCCTCCTTATATGCGTTAATTTATATTAATCTAATGTTTCCGGTATATGCTTATATAGGTTCTACATTGTAATAATAAGGAGGTATACTATGGCAAAACGTATTGCTAAAACTATCACCAATCCAAAAGATATTGAATTCTTATTAAATATTACTGAAGAAGAAGGAACCAAATTATCTTTTATTATGGAAACTTTTGGTGACTTCAATGGTAAAGTAAGATTTAATACATATGATACTTTTACAGTACCAAAAGGAGCATATGGCCCTGAAGGTAAAAAGAATAAAGAATCATTTCTAACAACAGTCGGAATTTGGGTTTTCAATAAAGTATTTATTGAAAATGAACTATTCGATCTTTATGGATATATCAATCAAAGTATTGATAAGAAAATGGTTGGTAAAATCACAGAAAAGATTGGATATGCTATTTTAGAAGAAAAATTACCATTATCTACATTGAAAGACTTTATCATGAAAACTCAAAAGTTCATGCCTTATGTATCAGTGTTGGCTAATGGATATTCTATGAAACTCTTAACTATCACTCAAGTGATTAGTAAAGCTAAGAAAGATCTAGTTAAGAAATATAGAAAAGAATTAGATGCAAAAGATCCAAACGTAGTTTTAAAAATTCAAGATGAATTGCTTAAACTTGCTAAGGAAACTCTTAAAGATGATATTGCATTAGATACTTATAACTCTGGGGCTCGTGGTAGCTTCAACAATGACTTCAAAAACATGTTTATCATGAAAGGTATCACTAAGAATCCAGATCCAACTAAAGGCTATAATATAATTATGTCTAATTATATTGAAGGTATTGCTAAAGAAGAATATGCTGACTTTGCTAACTCTCTAGCAGAAGGTCCTTATTCTCGTTCTAATAAAACAGAAGTTGGCGGTTATTGGGAAAAGCTAATGCTTCCTGCATATCAACACGTTAAAGTTGGTCCTAAAGGATCTGATTGTGGAACTAAACGTACAGTTAAAGTTCATTTAACAGATCAAAATATCAAGGAATATATGTATTGCTTTATTAAAGAAGGAAATAAGCTAGTAGAGCTTAATTCCGATAATAAAGATAAATACATTGGTAAAGATGTACAAATGCGATTCGCTTCTGTTTGTGAAGCTAAAGATGGTACAATCTGTAATCATTGTGCTGGTAATCTTTTCTATAAATTAGGAATCACTAATGTCGGAGCAGCAATGCCTCAAGTTGCATCTAAATTGAAATTAATTGCCATGAAGGCATTCCATGACTCTCAAGTTGTTATGACTAAGATGGATCCAGATAAAGCATTTGGGTTTAAATAATAATTACACTAGCAACAAATAAGTACGGTGTGAGAGATTGCGCACCTCGCATCGGGCCCTTTTGAGATGGGGCAGACATATATGTGCTTCTAACTTTTGGTGTAGTTAGATCCTTTACTTTAAATAATGACCCATACTCTTTCATAGGGTATGGGTCATTATTCTATTCTGATAATAAATTATATATTATAAATTTAGAAACGATATTTGTTTTTAAAGGAGAACGTGTTATGTTAAACTTTTCAACGAATCAGCTAAAGACTTTCAAACTATTACGGGAAAGTAATATTCCTAAAAAGAAAGCTTGTGTGTATTTAGATATCACGAATGATGTTTATGATGATATGTATGCTCATTACAATCGTGCTAAAAATATCGAAGCTAAATTTTCAACAACTCCTAAATGGATAAAGGATTTCAATAATGGTGAAGATGTATTTAAGATTCTTTCTAAATATGGTATTGCAACTATTACTATTATTGAACGATATATTTCTAATCCATTTATCCAATTAGAATTAAATAAAACTTTGAATGCTTCTAATAAGCAATTCAAAGAATGGTTACAAGAAAATTATGTAGACAAAAAGCTTACCCTTGCTAAATTATCTGAAGAATATGGATATTCTATTAAAGCTTTACGTTCTGCATGTAATAAATTTGGTATTCATAGAAAAGTATATGGAAATATTAAACCAGGGTCCCGTATTAAATGGGCCAAGGTTTCCAATGTAGTTTCTAGAATCTATTCAGATAAAGAAATCTATGTAAACGTAGTTAACGCATTCAATCTTCTTCTTGAAGGTAAAACTTTAAAAGAAGTGAGTGCGCTATCTCGTGTATCTCCAAGATTTGCAATGCGTCTTAAATCCGACTATGATATCTTCAGAGCTAACAAAGTAGCTCCTTACGAAAAGATCATTCGTCTTGTTAATGAAGACCGTTTAACTCTTAGAGAAATCTCTAAGAAATTTAATTTAACAAAAGATATTTGCAGCATATTCAATGAAAATATCTGTGCTAGTCTTGCCTTAGGCAAACATATGGCTACTATCAGATTAGAAGAAACTAGAAAATGTATTTATCCTATGCTCGTAAAAGACTTCACTTATATTAAACGAGCTAAAGGTGATAAATTCAATACTAAGACTATTGTAAAAAGCTTAGCTAAACAAGATCCAAACTTTACTCAAGATTTAGTTGCTATCAGAGCATTTATTAAATATAATGATGTAGCTAAAGTTGCATCTGAACTTAATACTACTGAAGATACTATAAAATTTATCTTGAATAAATATTATATTATTGCGTAATAAGAAGGGAGGAAAATAAATGTTATTGAATAACACAGAAGCTCAAGTGCTAAACCTTTATAATGAAGGAGTATTACTTGAAGACATTCATAAAACTTTAAACTTGCCAATAAAGGCAATTGTTGATATTGTATTCAAAGCTAAGAATACAGAAAAGACTTCTAAGTATTTAAATAAGTATAAATACTTTGGTTTATTCTATCTTGAAGGAATGACAGTTGAAAATATTCTTCTTTCTAGTAGTATTACTAAAGAAGATTTTATTCAATGTATGTCAGAAATTGTTAAGATGGACACTGTGCCTAACGATATCAAAAATGGCGTAATTGATAAATTGGGTAAAGAATTTAATATTAGTGAAAAAGAAGCAACTGAGTTGCTTGGCTTAACTTATAAGAAAACATTTGGAAGTATTATTAGAAAAGCTTGGAGATAATATAAAATGGAGTTAAACATTAGAACTACCCAACCTGTAAACAAAGAATATGAGTATCAAACTAGACTAGAAGTAATTGATCTAGATAAGGAAAGAGACAAAGGTATTATTCTTGGTAAGGACTTCTTTATTAAGAATCCTCAAGATCCTAAGAAAGATGTTAAATCTGATACATCTATTTTCTCATCTAAATATGGTGCATCAGTATTAGATCAGAATGCATTTAAAGATAGATATAGATGTAAATGTGGTCATTTACGTGGGGCATTATACAATGGTGAAGAATGCCCTATTTGCCATGATAAAGTTAAATATGTAGATGATGACTTTGGTATTTTTGGTTGGATTGTATTATCTGATAAATACCACGTTATTCATCCTAACTTATATGAAGTTCTAAAGAGTTTCATTGGTAGTAAGAAATTGAATAATATTCTTCAATATTCTAATGAAGCTAATGAAGATGGATTCTTCGAAGCAAGAGAAATCAATCCAGATTCTCCATTCGATGGAATTGGTATGATTGACTTTGCTAAACGTCTAGATGATGTATTAGAATTCTATCGAAATAAAAATAAAAGCAATCCTAAAAAGATTGAATTATATAATCATCTCATGAAGAATCGTGAGAAGATCTTAACTCATAGTATACCAGTATATACATTATTCTTGCGTATGGTAAATGTAATTGGTGAGCAATTTACGTTTACTAAGAATAATAAATGGTATAATAATATTGCACGAAATGTATCTATCGTAAATAATGAATCAATGGATATCTATCGTCGTAATAAAACTAAGAATGATGTATTATTTGATATTCAAAAGAGTCTTCAAGAAATCTATACAATCATTCTTAACGATATGCGTGGTAAGAAAGGCGCAATCCGTTCTGTAATGGCTGGTCGTTATAACTTCACTGCTCGTGCTGTTATTACTCCAGATGCTACTTTACAGATTGATGAAATCAAATTACCATATGCCGCATTAGTAGTTCTATTAGAGCAAACTATTATCAACTTCTTGGTTAAATCTCTAGATATGAGCTATACTGATGCATATAAGAGATGGTTTAGATCTCAAATTATTAAAGATCAATTCATCTTAAATATTATTTATAATATTATCAAATCTCGTCCTCGTGGTATTGCATTCATTATTAATCGTAACCCATCTATTAGTTATGGGTCACTTTTACAAATGTATTGTGTTGGTATTAACGAAGATGATTTCACTATGAGCGTACCATTACAAATCTTAGCATCACTAGGTGCTGATTTTGATGGTGATTGCATGAATATTATGTATATCATCAATAAGCAATTCGAAGAAAGAGCTACCAGAGTTCTTAATCCAAGAAATGCAATGATGATTTCACGTAATGATGGTAAGTTCAACTCTGCAGTAAACCACTTTAAAGATACATACGTAAATCTTAATAGTATGGTTTATATTGGTAGAGACTCTTATACTCAAAAAGAACTTGATAATATTAAAGCGTTACAAAAGTTGAAATAGCGTCCTTTTCTGATTATATATTATAGTCATGAAGGAGGATCTGTTATGGCAATTGTAATGCAACGCTGGAACTTTATGCAAGCTCCAGGTGATTTGAAAATTGGGGGAGCGGTCCCATTAATCAATACCGTGATTGGGGTGATTAAACCATTCACGGTAAAGGATATTGAAGTCCTACAGGATTTTCGTCAGGTGCTTTATAAGCTCAGGCCTGACGTTAAAGATGATCCTGAACTACTAGGAGGACAGCTCCTAGTAGATGATGATGGTGAAATGATAGCCATCATCATAGCGGAAGGTGGTGATTACGTCAATGGGCGGTAATGACACTTCCACTATACTAGTATAGAATACCACTATATTAGGCTGTAATTAGGGGAATGGCTATAAGAGTCATTCCCCAACATTACGGTAATATTTTTTTTTGTAAATTTTGATAAAGTGGGGTGAATATATTGCCATTAAGAACTGATACTTACATACCTGAACCATTAGGTCCCGATAGTGATGGCACTGTCCCTATTCTTATTCAAGAGAATATAGATGACACAGATCCAGGAGTTCATACATTCCTAGATCCTAAAAAGAAAATATCAAATAATGATAAGATGAAAGACCCTAATAATACATTATGGTCAGATAATACTAAATATAGATTTGATCCAACAACTCTTGTCCCTGTAACTATTGGACAAATGATGAATAAGAGTCTATTAAAGAATCTATGTGTTCCTAGTGCTAGTCATGCATATTCTGTAGCAGTAGAATTCTTTAAGAATTGGATTCTTGGTAAATTTGATAAAGGATACTTTAAGACTGTATATATTGATGGACGTCATCTATTTGATGAGTTTGCTAATATCAATGAACGAGAATTAATCAAACGTGGTAAGCCAGCTATTGCTATTATCCCTACATTGGATATAGATTTCAATAGAGATGGTATTGATGTAAATCAATATGATCTAAACTACTATGCTAGAACTTTTAATTATCGTGATACTTTCTTTAAAGACTTAGAGAAAGATTTATATATTGGTATTTCATTAGATCAACTACTATTCCAATTTAACGTAAAGGTTAAAGTAAATACTAAAGCAAAACAATTGGATTTGATGCGGTATATGAAGATGGCATATAAAGTTGGTGCTACAAGTGGATACTATACTGATATGGATATTCATGTACCTTATGATATGCTATATACTTTAGCTGAAGAAGTTGGATTTGATGTAGATATAACTAATAAGGTTATTAAAGAACCATTTAAATTCCTAGCTTATCTGAATAAGCATTCTGAAGTTCCATTTATATATAAATTAAGAACTATTAATGGCAGAAATGAGTTCTTCTTACGTGCATCAAATATGTACGTACATCTAAAAGTACCTGATATGAATATTGATGATGGTGAACGTCAAAACCAAGTTACTTCTAACTACTATATTGACTTCAATGCAGAAATGCGGTTCCCAGCTCCTAAAATATTCTGCTACTTCAGCATGAAACATAATAACTTCATGAGATTTAATGAAAATGGTCAATTAACTACTTATGTAGTTAACTTCTCCAATATTCCTAATACTAACTCTAAAGGTTGGGATCAATTTATCACTACTACATATGAAGAGGAAGATAAATCTAAACCGTTAACTATTAAGTTTGGTGAAATCTTTGAAGGTGATATTAATATCACTAGAATCATAAATGCTTGTAAGAAAACATTTATTTCTCCATCTGCATTCTTAGATTTTAAAGTATTCAATAACAACGAAGAATATGAATATGATTTAGACTGGGATAAGATGGAATTAACCACTAAAGTTCCAGTTGAGCATGTATTATCAGACTTTGTTGTTTATATGAATAAAGAATACTTCAATGATGCATTAGTTACATTAGATAATGCTAAGAAGAAACGTATTCAAGCTACAACTGTTACAGATAACAATGCAGGAATAGATCCATTCAAATAAAATAATACCCCATAGGAGTTAAACTCCTATGGGGATATTTTTTAGTTATAATAAGTTAAGCAATAATCGAATTCGATATTCTTACCCGCACCAGAGCAGTATACTACAACTAATGTATTAGTTTTCTTAACCCAATATTCACCTAGTTGGCCATTTGGATTAATTGTTGGGGTGATGGATACAGAGAAAGATGTATTACCAAAGCTATGGTTAATAATTGTACCTTCAGTACCATTAAATACACCGCTGCCTACAACAAATGCAGACATATCTTTCTTCAAACTAAGTTTTTCACGTTCTTGATCTGTAAAGAAGCGATTATTAGCATCTTGTTTAATGATTGTAGGAGGTAAGGTTTCTGGTAAATGGTAATTATTAGCACCGGCTGCAATACCATCCAGCTTAGCCTTATCTTCTTTAGGCATTAGACCATTATGCTCAGCATCAGCTAATTGAGCTGCTGCTTTATTAGTCCAAGCTAAGATTTGTTCATCAGATACAAATCTATGAGTTGGGTCTTGTTTAATAATTGTAGCTTCATGAGTTTCTGGATGAACGTAATAGTTTGCATTGGTTTCAATACTGTTAACTTTTACTTTATCATAACGGCTCATCAAGCCATCAAGCTGTTCAGTAGCTAGATTCTTATTTGCCTTATTAGCAAAATCAGTTTTTTCTTTATCAGTTACAAACCGATGATTTTCATCTTGTTTGATAATTTGTGGATCCAATTCAGATGGCATAACAAAGTTTGTTGCACCTTCTTCGATAGAATCCAATTTATATTTATCTTCTTTAGACATCAAACCATTTGCTTGATAAGAAGCAACACGGTCTTCTGCTTTAGCAGACCAATAAGCTTTATCACCATCGGTTACGTGTCTTACATTAGGATTGTCTGGATGAACGTAATGGTTAGCATTCATTTCAACAGTTTCCAATTTAGCTTTATCTTCTTTACTCATCTTACCATCAACTGCAATTGTAGCTAATGGGATAGAGTTAGCAGAAATTGGAATCCAGTTAGTGCCATCATAACGATAAGTGATATTATCAGAGTTACAAGTAACTGTCCAACCCTTTTGAGGAGATGGATATTTAGATGCTAGCTCTTCAAATACATCTACAGATTCTTTCCATACGTTATCATATTGCATTTGAGAGAATTTATTATCAATTTCTTCTCTCGTATATTTATTATTCCAATTTAAACGGTCAGAAGAAACAACGTGTAAAGATTTATCTTGGATATGTTTATTAGCAACTGAGAATGCAATATTTACTTTTTGTTGAGCCCCTTCTTCAGTTTCTTTGGCATTCCATGTAGCTCTATCTACGGCAGAAATATGAATTGTAGTATCAGCAATATGATCATTAACTTTATTAGCTGCTTCTGTGATAGATTCTTTTTCAGCTTGAGTTACATGAATTTTGTTATTATTGATATGAGACAATACGTTTCTATTATTAGAAACGATTTCCATAACAGAGCCAAATCTAAGTCCACTAGATTTAACTTTATATCCGCTGGAGCCGGAGAATACTACAATTTCTTCATCACCGGCTGTTCCGTCGATATTTTTTAGGCGTGTTAATATATCTGGCTTAGCCACTATTAATCCTCCTCTATTTTAAAGCAGAAATTACTTGCATAGCCGAAATGGTACGCTTAGAAATCTCTCTCAATTCTTCCTGTTTCTCTCTTAGATCGTCAGGATCAAATTTTGTTACATTTGTAAACTCTGCAGTTATGAATCCTAATACCTCACCGCTATCAGGATCGAATATACCACAGAATAAACAAGTTTTATCTTCTTCATTTAGAATGATTCTAGAAATAAAAGCATCCATTATAGTATCATTCTTATATATTACGAATTCTCGTTTCTCAACTAAGTCAGAAACAAGACTTCCTAAAAATGAAATTGGCAAATCTTTATGCTCTTGGATAAGATGATATGCATTATATCCAGATCTACTAAATTCACAAATACAAGAAGTTTTTAAAAACGGAACCCCTCTAGTAGAATGGGTCCCGTTGTGAAATAAATAAAATGCTACCCTATCAGAGTCAATTTCATTAAGCAACTCTCTACAAGTATGCTTAAGGCTATTATTAATCCGTAGAAATACATTCATTAAATTTTCTTGTCTCTCAGGGGTAAACTTTATAGCATTAGGATTAATACTATTTTGATTATTACCTTGGAGATTGTTTAATTGTGATTGTAATAAAGCTATCTGATCAGTCAGTTCTTTAGTATTACCGCCTTTGGTTATATATTTTACTAAATATAATAAAACTACAAACAATAAGATTACTATAACTAATAATGCGACCAAACCAAATACATATGGCCCAAAGTCATTTATTAATCTTCCTAAGTTATGTAGAAGTTCATTAAGCTCTGAAATCATATGGGGTTGATCACCTCTTTCGCTGCGCTTAGATAACTATTATTATGTTTTTAATGCTTATCTAGAGCGTTTTTGATAGCAGTATATGCTACTGCCCCACCAACTACGGTGCCAACACCTTTAATGATTTTATTTTGTTTCTTAACGTGTTTTAATTCTTTTTCAAGTTCACGTTGTTTATCTTCCATATTCAATTGATATGCTGCAATTTGACGATTAACAATTGCAGTTGTATCAATAGTCAATTCTTGACCTTCGGTGATTTTTACAGTACCATCAGGATTCTTAGAAGTTGTTGTTTTAGTTTGCATTGGAATATCATAAGTTTGATCGTTATAACGAACTTTAGCAGATGGTTTAGCATGTTGAATATCAACATCTGGATCATCAGCTTTTTCTTTTTCTATATAACGAATTTCAGTAGTATTAGTTCCAGCAATCTTTTCAATTACAGGTTTATTTTTTCTAAGATCTTCTACTGCATTTTTAACTAAACGAATTTCACGAGCCATTTCTTCATCAGTTTGAGAAGCACGTAAATCTTCAATTCGTTGGTTTGCTTGCTCTATTTGGCGTTGCATAATTTGATATGTAATAAATCCACCAAATGATACACAAAAGATAATTCCTAGAAGAGCAATGATAATAGTCTTCTTATTACTATAAAAATAGTTTTTTAGATAACTTTTTGTTTCTTCAACTTGTTTATTCATATTAACTACCTTTCTATTCTATGCGTTCCCACATATATACACCAATGAATGGTTGTGCTAAATTTACTGCATTACCACTACCAACATATTCTGTGCGCCCATTGATCTTAAATGTGTGATTATGAGATGCGTCTATTGTCTTATTACCACCTGTGGACGTATTATCATTACTAGTGCCTTGGCGTTTTTCACCGCCATCATTATGAACTATACCCCATGCATTTCTAGCCCATGTATCAAATCCAAATCCGCCGACTAATGATACATTATCTACTGTTCCAGAATAATTGAATGGGTGAGAGTGAGATGGTAATTGAGATTCCGTAAGCTGTGTATTCCATGCACCACCAGTTTGACGTAATGTAACATCCACATTCTGAGATGTACCTACACCAACTAAACAACGGCCTTCAGCTATACGTTTCCATTTACCGCCAATAGAGTTGGCTGGATTGATATTAGAAACTGTAATAAAGATACTACCGATAGGCCAGCTACGATTAAGTTGTTCGCTTATGTAGCTTTGAAGTAACTTAATAGTTACAGGAGAGCTAGCATTAGACGTCATAGTAACATCTGGCATCTTAACTACACCTGTAAATGTAGGACTTGCAAGTCTAGCATATTCGCTTGGGAATGCTCCACCAAGTTTTTCTGCATTAGCCGCGGTTATATCTAATCTATTTGGATTATCAGCATAAATTACATGGCCTTCTGGATTAACAGATACACGAGTATATGTACCAGTTACGACACCAGTTTGAGGATGTACATATTTATTTGCTCCAGTAGCAATACCGTCAAGTTTAACTTTATCTTGAGCAGAAAATAAACCATCTGTAGATTGTGTTGCTGGATTGAACGTATTTACGATATTATTCCATCTAGTACGTTCTTCAGCAGTAACGTGTTTTACTTCATCAAATTGATGAGCATATGCATTATTGATTTTTTCATTTAATAATGTATTTAATTCTTTAGTAGTAATTTTGTCCAATTGATTATCAAAACTACCATTTTGCTCCCTAAAAGATAGGGCCATATTCTTTGCCATTATATTACCCTCTCTTAGTCTTTGATAATGGAGATAGCATTATTCCATGTATCACCTTTACCAGTTCGCATGTAAATATAATTATCAATACAAATGAATTCATATGCTAATTCTTTATTATCGGCACGCATACCAATAACTGTAGCATATTCAGACGTGGTTGCTTTTATATTAGTTAATTTTAATGCAGTAATTTTTCGTTTACCAGTAAACTTCAATTGACCAGAATAATCATTAGGAGAAGTTGGTTGATCGACTGCTGCATTTAAAGCATTAATAGATAATGCCACTTCAGAGAATACGGATTCCCAACCATCATTATTATATGCATTAAGACAGTTATTATTACCTATCCATAATTTACCACTAAGAGCTTTTTCTGGGGCAGTCTTTTGTCTAATATAAGTTGATTGGCTATTTAGATATTCGATATTAACTATCTGAGTAGATGGAGCATCTGGTTTAGGAGTTGTAGTTAAAGGAATACCTAAAAAAGAAGGAGAGTTTACTTTAGCATATGAATCTGCTGGGATAGTGCCAAGTCTATCGGCATTTTCACATGTAGTATTAATTTTTGTAGGGTTATGTCCAGCCACTACGTGACCTTCAGCATTAACTTCTACTTGGATATATTGACCAGCAGTAACTCCACTCGTAGGATGAGTATAGTTATTTGCTCGCTCTTCAATATTTTTAAGTTTAATTTTTTCTTGAGGCGTTAAAGCACCTTTTTTGGTTTCTGTTGCCTCTGGGATATCAGAAATCTGATTCCATTTATTTTTATCTTCTTGCGTTACATGAATAACTTGATCTTTAGTATGAGCAAGATTATTCTTAATTGTATTCTGAAGAGATAAGGCTAATTCAGCATATGTAATCTTATCCAATTCTGAACTATATTCTGCCATTATTTATCCTCCTTTACGTAATAATTTTTATTACGTATATGTTCAAAATAGGCAATTAGCCCCAATGGATACCAAGATCCATTGGGGTAATTTTATTTAAGCTTCAGCTTCGAGTACATCTAATACATCTCTGCATTCATGCATAAATCTGTAATTTAAAGAATCTCTTGATGCGGAATGATTCCATTCCCAAGAAGAGCATACTTTAAGATAAATATTCATTACAATATCATAGTCAAATCTTTCAGCATCTACATACGAAAGATCAGGCCAACCTAGATAATGAACTGCATCTGTAAACATATCTACAATTTGACCAGGGCCATATTGGATTGCTCTAGAGAATACAACTTCTTTCATGATGTCATGATGGTTTTCGATATTAAAACCAGCACTACGTAAATAACGAACTGCTGGATTATAATAAATGCTCATAGCATAACGATCTTGAGATTCTTTGAAGTCATGACCATTCTCGGAGTATGCTAACCATCTCCAAGCAGCATCGAATTCTGCAGAAGTCAACTCGTGTTTAGCTAACTCTGCTCCGAACCAATACTCATTTTCTTGGAGCCAATCTACATATTCTTCCAAAGATCCAGCATTACTAGATAATTGATAAATACCATAGGATTTACCGCCTGGATCTCCCCAACCACTGGAGATTGTACCAGCGTCACCATCGGATTCATATTTTGCTGATAACCAGCCAAATTCTGCCATATAAAATCCCCCTATTATTTTTTCTTTAATAGATCGTGCATTTTCATAGATACTTTTTGAGTTGCTTTTTCTAAAGCAGCATCTTTAGCCATATCTACTAAGCTATCAGTAGTAGAAAGATCTTTAGGTTCTTCAACAATTTCAGCTTTCTTAACTGGTTCTGGATTTTCTAAAACAACTTTAACGTGTTCTTCTTCTGCAGGTGCAGTTGGCATCATTGCATCTAAAGGACTTAAAATTGTATTTAGTCCACCACGTGGAGCAATAGGAAATTCTCCTTCTGGAGAGTTCTTAGAGCTATCAACTAACCATTTAAATAAACCAATTAAGCCTACACCGCATGCAGATAGACCTTGCCAACAGCTATCAATTTCAAACTTAGTACCATATAGGCCATTAGACCAATAGCCATATAACCAAGATGCTAAAACTAATGTAGCAGCAAGCAAGCCGAAACCCATACAAATTAAGGCCATGTTAGCTTTTAAGCTTCGTAATAGTCCCAATATAAGACCTCCTTTATGTAATTTATTTACCCCTAATAACGGTTAAATAAGCAAAACCAGGGGTTACTGTATTGTTAAAACATAAAGGTAACTGATTATCTATTGCATTCGAAAGGAGAAAATAAATGGAAGTTTTTAATGGTAACTTCGATAAAGTAGATATTGAAGATCTCACTCCTGGTCTAAAGAAAAGAATTCTAGAATCTTCTGATCTAATTACATATGATTTAAATCGACATATTGCTGATAAAAAAGTTCACATCTCTGCAGTTGATAGAAATAATTGGGATAGTAAAGCTCCTAATGATTCACCTAATTTTACAGGTGCTCCTACAGCACCAACACCTTCTCAGGGGGATGCTAGTGAAAAATTAGCAACAACTAACTTCGTAGTTGGTGCTCTTAAAACTTATACTCCAAGTAAATCTCTTGCTACTGGTAAATTAATTAGCCCAGTAAATATTTCTATTTCTGGTAAAGCTCATTCTGAACCTGTAGCATTTGATGGTACTAATGATTTAGTATTACCAGTTGACCGTGTTGACGTTACTGCAATCAAAGGTACTTTACCAGTAGAATTATTGGCTGGTACTTACTCTATTAATATCAGTGGTACAGCATCTCATGCTCAATCTGCTGATGAAATTAGTGGTGTTCAACTTAATAGCTTGCTCTTAAAAGAATCTCCAATTATGACTGGAGTTCCTACAGCACCTACTGCTGAAATTGGCACTAGTACAGATCAACTTGCTACAACTAAATTCGTTAATAATGCAATTTCTTTTATGCAATCTAACGTAGAAGCGTTTACTGCACAAAAGTTTAAACGCCCAGTTAAAATGACTGTATCTGGTAAGATCAAAGCTGATCCAATTATCATTGATGGTACTAATGACGTTGAATTAAACGTAACTGAATTAGCAATTAACTTAACTGAACTTGGTTCTAATATTTCTGTAAGTCGTATCAATGGTCATACTGTAGATGCTGACGTTCCAGCTAATGCTAAATTCACTGATACAGTGTATACTCATCCAAATACATCTAAAGACTTATCTGCTAAAGAATGGTTAGCTGTAACTGTAGACCGTCAAGGCCATGTAGTTGAAGCTCGTAACCCAGATATGATCGATGTTAATATTTCTAAGAATGCTGCTACAGCAAGTAAATTAAATACTAAACGAAATATTACTCTTACTGGTATCGAAGGCGGTACAGTAGCATTCGATGGTTCTGAAAACGTATCCATGGAAATTACTGGTATTCCTGCAGCAATGATTACTGAAACTAATGATCGTCAATTCTTGACTAAAACTCAAAAAGACCGTATCATTAATGGTGGTATTACTGAAGCCGAAGTTGATGCTAAGATCAATGCAGTTAAATCTGAATTGGATTGGAAGGAAACAGTTGACTCTGTTGGTGCATTGTCTACTACATATCCAAATCCTCAAAAAGGTTGGACTGTAAACGTAGCATCTGATAATACAACTTATCGTTACGATGGTAAGAGCTGGGTTGCTATCTCTGCTAACTCTATTCCATTAGCATCTGGTAATGTAGATGGTAAAATGAGTAAAGAAGATAAAACTAAATTAGATGGTATCGAAGCTGGTGCTAACCATTATACTCTTCCTGCAACTTTACCTGCATCTATTATTGAACAAAGCGATGATCGTTATTTTGTAACTAAATATCAAAATAAGAAATTAGCTGATCTATATAATAGAACAGAAATGGATAATTTATTTGTAACTAAAGCATCTATTGCTGCTGGTCAACCTTTGAACTTATCTGGTGGTTGGAAAATCATTCCAGATAATGATGGTTCTCTAATATTCAGCTTCAATGGTGTAGAAAAAGCTCGTCTTGGTACTAATGGTACATTCAAAGCTATTGGTATTGAAGAAAGTGGGAGCTAATAGATGGAATTAGATCATACAAAGAAATCATTTAAATACTTATATGAATTGGCTACTTTAGAATATATAGTTTGTATAGTAGCTCAATTATTATTCATGCTACTTTGTTATATTACTATTCCCATAGTAGTTCTATTTGCCGATAAATATGGCAATCTACCTAAATGCTTTAGATTATGGCAAACATATGATAATTGCTTAGATGTAGATTGGATGATTTATGAAAATCATGTACTATCCATCTTTAAATATGACTTTACTAAATATTACGTTTACCATCCAGAAGTTAAGACTGATACAAAAATGATTCCTGGATATATAGAAATCATTAGTGAAGACATGACCATTATTGAACGTATTCAAAGATATTTCTGTAGACTTACTTGGTTATATAGAAATACAGGATATGGATTTGCGTATTATATGCTTGGCATTGACTTTGTTGGTGATACTCAAATAGTATTGGAATCTGAACGTGGTAAGGGTAAAGATTTCTGTGTATCTTTCTTAAATGATTCTCAAGGAATCAACAGATATTTCTGTATTAAGTCTTCTGAATATTGGTGTATTCCATATATTGAAAAAGAATTCTTATTCGATATCTATCTAGGTTGGAAACTATCTGGTAGTAAAGAATATACTCATAAGAATAGAGCAATGATTGCATTTAGAATCAATCCATTTAAATCATATAAATAATAATATCAGGTACATCCAATTAAATTGGATGTACCTATACTTATTGGTTTGGAGGTAAATAGAATGACTTTACTTAATAAAATAGCTTCTAAATATAATCGGAAGGGCGATGGTTCAGGTAGCCTAAATAGCCTTCTTGATGATATGATTTATATTACGGATAAACATGATA